ATATCTCAGATCCTACTAAGAATAGTTCCGCATATTCCGTAGTGTCGTTTTTAATTTGCATTTCAGCATAGTAGCCTTTAAGCCCACTAGTATTAACGTTTGCTGTTTTACTAAATAGTATAAAGCTAGTTAATGTAGGTCTTATCTGGGAAGGATCTATGTCAGCTGTAATCGTATAAGTGGTTACGGCAGTTATTAATCCTATCAATACTATTTCCACCCCGTTTATATCGTTTGTATAATACGCGGTATCGCCTACTTGTACAGATACGTTTAATGGTTGGGGGAATGTTAATGTTATTTCGTCCATGCTTAATTGTTTATTAAATCAATACGTTGTCTAAATCTAATGTACTCGTTTTGGATATTGAACCAGGGGTATTAACATTGACAACAACAGTAGCTGTTAATGTAGCGGGAGATGATAAATTATTTACCTCAAATGTCTGACTTACCATGGTGTAGTTAAAGTCCTGTGGAGGCACTGCTGGATCTTGCCCCGTCCAGGCTAGCGCCGGGGGTGGATTATTTGCTACCGTGAAGGTACTCGTAGAGGTTGCGGTGACAGTGTATATCACTTGCTGCGGTATAGAATAAGGCAAATAATACCTAACAGCTGTAGCTCCAGGAGTAATAGCGGCGTTTGTACTAGTAAATACTAAGCCTAAACTTGCCTGCCCATATTGATTTATAGACGGAGTAGATGTTTGTCCATTAGCGGTGTTAAAGCTAGTTGCTAAATCGCCAGTGAGCGCAAAATTGTATGTTCTATTTACATTTGTAGTTGCGGGAAATACAACATTCACAACAGCTTGTCCTGTAGCATCTATAGTGCCGGAAGTATTAACTATGTTTACATTTCCAGGAGTATAAACACACTGCAAGTCCCAGTTAGCGCCTGTTATTCCGTATATTGTGAACGCTCTTGTTTCTCCCCCTTGAGCTATTACATTTTGAGTATTAAATTGATAGCCTGTTATCTTTACGGGAGGGTTATAATATTGTACAGCGTTGGCTGTTAAGGTCAGGGTATCCCCAGAAACATTGGCTGCAGGAAATTTATAAGAAACAGAAAATGTTACCTGCACAAGCCTGTTTTCAGAATCAAAAGATTCAGTACTTGTTACCGTGTAATCTTTTCTACTGCCTTGGCTTATTGAAAGAGTCGGCGTGGTTGCAAAGTAATACCCAGCTAAAGCTACAACAGCTTGAGTAAATACTGTTGTGGTAGTGTCCCATGTTCCGCTGGAGCTAAAACTTAAAGGCAAATCTCCTGCAGCAGGCATAGATACGTTAGTTATGCCTCCGCTTTCTGCGGTTCCCGTTATGATTATCGGTGTTTCTGAAGCATAGCCTTGAATACAAAGAGATATAAGCACGTTTATACTAGGCATTACACTAGGCGAATCGTAGGTTATAACACAATCTACATTCAACCCATTTTGAGTAAAAACAACACTACTCACATACGTAGGTAAAGGGGTTATTGGAGAAAAATTAGCTGCGATTATAGTATAACCTGCATCTGGGGTTATTGTTAATAAAACAGAAGGATTTGCTATTGTCCAATCCGTTCCTGCTGTTTCAGAAAAACTTACTACGTTTACTGTAAAATTATCAAAATGCCATAATATTTTTTTAAGAGAAAGGTATTACTATACCCATGGTTGCTGTAGGACTACTCAAATTTCCACACCAAGCTTTCACAACAAAAACCCCGCAACTGCCTTGAAACCCTGAGGTAGGCGTATATGTAAAACTTCCTGTCGTTAAATCTAAAGTCAAGCCAGATGGATTTTCTAATAGATTATTTTCTAGCGTGAAATATATACCTGTAGAGCATGTGTTACTTTGCTGGATAGTATGGCTCACAGTTTGATTTTCTATTCCTGGGAACGTTTGCTTAGCAAGCACCGGAGCAGTGGGTATAGTCGAACAATTCGGATCTATCTTATTTGTAACCTGAAATTCTGTTTGAATTGGGCCAGCTATAACTGTAGCTCTTCCAATACCTTGAACGTTAAACTCGCTAGAATCTACATTAGTGTTGCAATTTGTTGTAAAAAAAGTATCAAGACCCTTTATATAATTAAAGTACTTACCTTCTTTCTTTATGAACTCTTTGATTTTACCTTCTTGCAAGTCTGTAACAATAGATTCCGCAAACCAACCTTTAGTCCTAACCGAAGAGGTAGGCGTTAATCGCTGTGCCTGCACCTCGGCTAAAGAGTATTCCTGAAGGCTAGCCCCTACTCTGTAAATATATTCTCTTGATTTTGTGCCGCTATAGTTAAGAGTTTTATACCCTTTTACTACGGCTGGGTTTTCGTTGAATATAGTGGTAAATGAACTATAATGGTATGCCTGTGTTGTTCCAATGCTATCAGGGCCTACGCCGTAAAAAGTATTTCTCTTTTCATTTATACCATGCTCCCATATTCTACCGCCCTTGAATGTATAATATAAATTATCTAAATACGCTCCAGCTTCTGGTATGTATGTTTTTCTTGATGTGAATCCGTTAATAGCTTCCTTGTATGAAACAGTTGTTGTAGTAGTAGGTAAAGAATTCACAAATTGATTGCAAAGAGGATCTTTATTTAGCCTGTCAAATTCTCCAGCTCCTAATGTTTGTTGCCAGTAAGGCGTTAAAGAATTTAATGTTATATTGTAGTTTCTTTTATCTGCGTCCCAAGATCCTATTATTTTATTATTTATACGTAGATTATCTGAAAAAAATGAGTGCATACCATAATCAGATAAATCTGTTATACCATCACCTGAAAGTCTGAGTACTGCTCCTCTAGCCGCATCAGTGTAATACATTCTAAATCCAAACTCAGCAAATGACTCGGGATTTTTAGCTATACCAAATTCACCTTGAAATGTTAATGTCTGTCCTAAAACTTCAGCATTAGAAGTTAAGTTAGTGCTACCGTCGGCATTAAACAAAGCATCTTTTTTAGCAAGTATTTTCATGGACTTGTTTTCACATAAAGTGATTAAGTCAGTGTCTCTTGTATGAAACTTTTGTATACTTCCGTATTCTGGGTTTAAATCTTTAGTAATGGACTCTGCCTGTATAAACTGGTTTAAGTTATTTACACCAGATATAGAGTTAAATATTTGTGAAAATATTATACCGCTGGATCTAATCTCTTCGTTATAAGGTTCATCTAAAGTAGCAGAAGCCTTAACACCATTTTCAATTGTAGGCTGGTTAAAATCGTCTCTAATGCGATCAGATTCAACCCCATTACCAAATGAATAACAGTTAGTAAACTCTAATGTGTGCGTTTGACCTGTATATTCTGAAGTTTTATAAACCTTAGGTACTTCCCAGTATATATCTAGCTCTGCTGCTTCTTTAGGCTCTGTTTCAAATATAGCTGGATTTGCGGTGGAAAAGCTATCGTCTTCTTCAGATAGCTCTATAAATTCAATACCCACATAAGAATTCGCCCAGTTATTTGGATCATTAGGAGCCCAGGGCTGAAGACCATTTTGAGTTCCTCCACCCGCTAAGTCTATTTGATCTGTTAAAGGGTTCCATTGTATACCGTTATTGCCTGGTAAATCCGCTACTCTGTAACTTAACGTCCAATTGGTCATTTGATTCGCGGTGTTTTCTCCTTCATTACCGTCCCAGATGTCCCCACAGTCACATTGATAAGTTAACCCTTGTTTTTCAACTGAACTATATACTCTATATATAGTGTCTTCAGGATCCGCCACAAGATTGCCCGCCTTTACAAATCTAAACAGGGTGTTGTTTTGTCTTAATTGCTGTAACAAATTAGGGTTACTGCCGGCAATACCGTTTTCTTCAGTACCCGGCCCTACTTCATTTTCGCAAAACCCAAACCCGCCGGCCCACGCTATATCTATTTTGTTCGCGCCTCCTTCAGTATAAATACCTTGCCCTGTAGGAATATATTGAGTACAACCCGTTGTTATTCGATTTATAAAAAGCCTTTCAGGAGAGTTTTGAGCATCAGGGGAAGGGTTTCTCCAAACGTTTTTCCACCAGGATGCTGAATTACTATTTCCTCCATTAAAGTTATATAAATATCCTAAAGCTTTTCTTAAGTAAGATGCGGTAGCCGTATTGCTGGCTTGAGCTATTTTTCTTCGAAGCAAATCGTCTTGAAAAACTTTTACAAAAAATCTACCTGTAAATTCAGGTTTATTTTGAGATTCTACTCTAATAATTTCTAATTGCAGATTATCTACTCTGGTAGGAAAACCAAAAGGCTCAGTAGACGTGAAATTCATATCAGGTCCAAATACCTCGCTGGAGTTAATTAGCACTTCCGCCGTTGTAGGCGAAGTAAACGATGCTATTTTATAGTATCTACTAATCGACAATCCCGACTTAACCCTCATTAATAGTCCCGATAAAGTTTTTGTTTCTTCTCCAAATTGATCATCAAACGCAGTTTTAGCGACTATAACTTTGTTTGCCCCTTCTATTGGGAAACCAGCTACTGTAAATTCGGTATCCATTGTTCCTAAAGAAATTTTTGTTTCTTTTAAATATGTAGGAGCTTCGTTCTCTATTGCAATAACCTTATACCTTGCTTGCTCTACAACGGGTTCTGAATTATCGTGTTCTTTTTTTAATATTAAAAAAGTTTCTTCGTCAACTTTATTTCTTTCTGCAGATGGAAATGAAAGCCAAAGATTACCATCTTCAGCATCGTAAAATCTATCAAGCGCTAAATTATAATACTCTCGGGAAGTTTCTTTTACGTAATACTTAAAATAAGGAAATTGCTTGTTTTGTTCGTAGTATGGTATTAAAGTTGGGTTATTATTATTGCCAGCTAGAGTAACTTGAAGCTTTGTAGATAAAGGGGCTTGCAGTTTTGGAACAATAATGGAAGCTGCTTTACTTGTAAATACAGGTGTTGTTCTACCGTATTTATCCATATAGGCTACCCCTATTTGATAAGTTCTTATTGATTTTACAGAAGGAGCAACTATTTTGCCTTCTATATTAACGGCCCCTCCTTGAGCCACGGTTGGTAGGCCAACTCTTTGGCTTACTGAAGATGCTTCAATATTGTTTTGAAAAAGCGAGCCGTCATTATTTAGCAGATTAAAATTTTGCGTATAATTCCCAAATAGCAATCTATTAGCAGTTATTTCCTGAGCTTTAGCTTTACGCGGCACATTATCAAATGGCCTTAATATTTGATTTGTATTAACAACCGATGTTATTATTTCTGTTGTTATATTAAAAAGCCCTATAATATTATTGCTGCTATCCTCTACGCTCCACTCGGGATCTTCATTTGTAAAAGTGTCTACTACATATACGTTGGCATTGTTAGTTGCCTTATAAAGTATGTCCACAGCTACGACATCAGGGTACTCTACAGCATTGGGAGTAAAATGAGATATACTAAGTTGCCTAACATTGTTAGTCATACCTAAGTTATACCCCTGGCTTGGAGAATAATTAAAATCACCCGGTATAAACGCGGGATTTGAAAAAGCAGAAAACGCGGAAATTTCGTTATTTTTGTATTTATACCTATAACCAAATCTCGCAAATTTCATTTCAAAAAACGGAGGGTCTTGCTCTAGCGTTACATCATATAATATTGGGTTTAAAGTAATACCCTCTGGCGCTGGTCCAACCGAAAGAATACTTACTATAGCCGTGCCGGCACCCACTCCTATAACTTTGACTCTTATTACAGCATCTATATCTAATGGGTTATTTTGAGCGTTAGTAAGAAGTAATATATTGTCAATAGCATATACTGGAGGAATATTGGAAGACCAAAACAACTGAACTTCAGTCCCTGCGGCAATAGGTTGTATGTCCCCTACAACAAGTTCATTATAAAACGCGAAAGTAGTTTGAGTATCCACGTTTGCGCCAGGCAAACCGTCCGGGCCTATTACACTATTAGAATACGCGGCCACAACAGGCGGCTGCAGCGGATACTTTTTTATTACAGTTATATCATCTTCAATAAAGTTTCTACCATATATTTGAGAATGCGTTACAAAATTAGGTGTAGAGTTTTTCCAATCTTCAATAAAAATCTTTTTTGGTTCTGTTTGATTATCTGTCCAAATCAAGATCCCTTCAATTACATTAATCCCAGTAATTAAATAATTTTCGCTAAAGTTTAATATGCCTTGCGTATCAACAAGTAAGGGTTTTGTTAACTTTGTCTTGTCATTGTAGTACGCTATTACACTAGTATTAGCGGAGGCTATAAACCAATATACATCATTAGAATTTTCGTCGGCTTTCGCTCCTACACAAACAGGAGTATTTAAGGCTGTAATATACTCAGCATTTAACCACTGATTATACGCATTGGTTTTAGGATTGTACATTTTATTGCGCAATTCTAAGTTACCTTTTATATTCTGGAAAGTACCAACTTGAGAGGTATCTGAAGATGCTAACTCTAAATTTAAGGCATCTCTATATTCTCCGTTAGGAACAAGTCTTTCGTCAAGATCCTTGTTCATTTTACCTGATGTAAACGTGTGTATTAACTCTGCCATTTAATTCTAGTGTTTAATCCATTTTGATTGATTTCTAAATACCTGAGCCATTAAATTAGTTTTTAGTTCTGACAATCTAATTTTAGCATTTCTTCTAGCTGCAGATGCAACTTTTTTAAACCTAGCCACAAGGTATTCTTGTACGTTAGATCTAGTTGATAGTATAGAGTAAGCTATATACTTCTCTATGGCATCCATAGCTAACTTGTGTACAGTCATATCCTCAATAGAGCCTAAACCATCACTTATATATTTAAGGGTCACTACGCGGCCTCTTATGTCAGAGCTAAATCTAATTACACCATTTAATTTATCTATATAAAATGTTCCATTTGCTTGTGCTTGCTGAGGGTTAATACCATATCTTCCGCCGTAAGCATATAGCGAAAGTAAATCCGGATTATTAGTTAAGTCCCAGTTACTTCCACCTGCCCCAGCTATAGGATAACTACTGTTAGCATTCCATCTTTTTAGCGTTTCTGATTCCGCTGCAAGAGGTATATTACCATTTTGATCAAAAGTGTATTCGTACGTGTTATCTTGTACGATAGCGTTCGGGTTACTTGTTAAGTCTGTTCTGTATATTATTCGCTCTATTCCAGACTTGTCTGTCCAGGATAACTTGGTATAGTTTACGTAATCCTGTGGCAATATCATGTATAAGCCCGGGGGCACTTCTATTTCTATTGCTTTATCCTGGGGCAATACATCAAAACTAAATTCTTGCACTGCTCGTTGTGCCCAATATGCAACGTCAGTCCTTTTTACTTTTGTTATAAGCTTGTCTTGCCCAACATAAGCAACTATAAAATTATTTATAATATCAGATATACTAACAAACTGATAATCACCGTAATTCTCGTCGTTACTATCCCATACACCGTCAGGTCCTAAGTAGTATTCTTCTGGAGTTTGATTTATCAATGCCATATATTATGCTTTTTCTTGTTGGTTAGTTTGTGCTTCTATTTGACTCGCTACCTGGTATAGTCCTATGTCTTTAACAACTAAGCCTGCGAATTCTAAAATTTTTATTACTAGCTCTGTTTCTTCTGATGGATGTAACTCAAAGTCAACCGCTTGGGTTGAATCGTATAATGCTTCTCCAAAAACCATTTGATATGCCCATTCTACTTTAGAAGGCTCTTTTATATAATTACACCTTACATTAGTAGTTAATAAAGAATCTCCATAAACTTTGTAACCATCTTCTGAGGCTACAAACACGGGTCTTGTATTTGTGGGTTTTGCGTAAGCCGATTGGTTTATATACAGAAATTCATTAAAGTTTATTCTTTCTGCTTCTATCGGTGTTGTTGTAGTAACAATTGTATTAGGTACAGGATATAATGATTTACTAGTAGTAACGTTGTTGTAAACTATTGTACCTATTCTGTATAGGTCAGCAGGAGGTGACCAATGTTCAGTAGCTGCATTATAAGTCATATCTGCATCTACTTCAAATATATTTATTTTTTCATTAAGCAAGTTAAGCATATCAGAAAACTCAGTGTCATTACCAGGTATTCTGCCAAACTGATTAATATCGTAAAAATATTGTTCGAATATATCTAACTGAGCTTGATTAGCAAATAGATTAAATTCTTGAGGAGTTACATAACCTCTTTGTTCTTTGTTGAGTATTGCTAACACTCTCTGATAAACAGTATCTACGCTTACAGCCATAATTTGTTTTTTATTTTATATAGTTATAGGCCACCTTTCAGCAGCCTATTACTATAAAGGTGACTAGTTTAGTCTTTTCTCAATTGCCTTGTATACCTCCATTCCTTCATCCGTTCTAAAGAAAGCAGATAAAGCAAAGTAAGGGTGTTCGTCAAATGGTACAGTCATTATCTTTCTTCCATTTACTCCGTAAGTAAACGTTCTTTGATCTTGAGATAATGCTATTATACCTTGTTCAACTGCTTTAGCTCCAAAGCTTCTTAATTGCGTATTTTCATCTTGAGCTAGTTGCAAGAATAAATTAGGATTTCTTTTTGCGAATATTAATAGATCTCTTTTTAACTCTGATGAAGATAATTCAGAAACTGCGCTACCCACTTCAACACGAAGTATAGCTTCAGCTTCATTTATATCTAAGCTTTTAGCTAGGTTTAATGCTTGCAATTCGAACTCAATCCAATCAACTTCATTACTAGCTTGCTCTGAAGGTTTGTATTCTTCATAAACGCCCCCTTTTAAAGCGGGGTGATATAAAGATAATAATTTTTGTAACACTACATTTTCTTTTGGTACTCGTAGCTTTCCATCTCTAAATACAATACGCCCTAACACCGCTTGCCCTTTTTGCTCTTCAACAAAGCAAGACTTTTGATTAGTAGCATATCTTATTTCTTTTTGGTAACCCTCTTTTTCGTCAAAATATAGTAATGATCTTTTAGCCGTATGATAAGTTGGTAACGTAAAAACTAAAGGGCTTGAGTTTATTAGTTCGTATAAACGATCTTTAATTACCCATTCATCTTTTTTTGGTACCGCTTTTTTAGGCATTTCTATTTTTGGTTGTACTTTTGTTTCAACCTCTTGCTGAGGAGCAACCTCAACTTTATTTGCTGTAGCTTTTTTAGCCATAATATAATATAATATAAATGTTAATAATGTATGACAATAGCCTCTTACTATTAATTATAATAAGCTACTGTCGCTAATAAGAGTAATAACTACCCCCGTAGATTCAACGAGGGTAATTACTACAATAAAATTACTATGCAGGTAGGTTTTTCAATAACACAAAGTTATTAGCTGCTTGAGTACACATAGTTCTTTCTGACAAGAAATGTACATTCATTGCATCTTGGTCACTTGTGTAGTTTCCACCAACTGATCCAGTCACCCATGATTTCAAACGTCTGTCATCAGCTTCTGAAGCTCTATAACGGATATGTAAGAATGGTCGTGAGATGTTCTGGCCTAATTGTTGATCATATACAGTAGATGTTCCTGCTGGAACAATTACTCCTGCTATATCTCCAATAAGTCCACGAGTTGTAGAATCGTTTAAGTATTTCCAGTCTGTCTTATAGAAATCGTAAGATCCTCTACGGAATCCTGAGAAGCCTAAGTTCAACGCCATTTCTTCAGAATTTTCAAATACACCATAAGATGTTCCTCCTGTTCCGTAAGAATTTTGAGCGGCTAACATATTATCAATACTCAATGCTGTAGCGCGATCTAAGAACATCATATTCTCTTCAATAGCACCTTGCTTATCAAGCTCTTGTAATATAGTGTCAAACTCTAAAAGCCCAGCTCCACCTGCCGCACCAAAATCAGGATCGTTAAATACCAATCCTCTTTCTTCTAGTGAGTCAAATAAACCTTGCATACCTTCTAAAGTAGCTCCTTGGTTGTCTATAATAGTACCGGCTGCGCTCTTAGCTTCAACCATAGACATTTCTAGGTAATCTTCAAAACGAATACGAGATTCATGCTCAGACTTTAGGTACCATAGGTATCCTCCAGTTCCAATTTCAGTAGTTACTTCTACCCATCCAATTTGAGCAACATCAGAACCATTTACAGAGTACTTGTCTCTTAAAATGATTGGCTTGTTACTGTAAGTTGTGAAAGAAGCGTCAATAGAATTACCTGCGTTTGCAGAGTTTTTCCCATATTCAGATCCATACACGAATAAGCTTACGTCTGTTGCCTCAGCTATAGCAGCTGGTAACTGGCCATTGGCAGTATCATATACTTCGATGTTGTAAGGTTGATTACCTCCAGCTAAAGTTCCTAAAGATTTCACAAAAGCTTTTACCGTTGTGTTTCCTTTAGCAACCACGATAGTCATGTTAGGTCCTAATAGTGGAACTTTCCCGTCTGCACCAGGAGAAGGCAAGCTTATTGTTTTAGCAGCCGCTGCTCCAGCAGTTGCTGTATCATAAGCAATGTGTAATCTTCCTTGTTCTGACCAAACTACTTGATCCGATGCCATAGGCATCTCTGCTCCGACCATACGTAAAAATCCAGTGATCGTTCTGTTTCCATAACGCTCAATTTCTTTTTCGTATACCTCAGGTAAAAATTGTTGTGTAAAATCCATGTCCGCTAGAGATAAATAGTTGTCCCCAAATAATCCCTTTACTGGACGTGGTGTTAAATGCGCTAAGTTGGCTAACGTAGCGGGTGATGTTGCAAATGCCATAATTTTTATTATTTAATGTTTCTAAAACTTTTTATTTTTAATTTTGAATCACTTCCCCCGGAATTAACAGATCTTACTGACCACCCATTCGGTGCTTTAACATCTTCGTGAACGCCTCTCGCGCCCATTTGTACGTTTTTCGAATTAGATATACTCGTTTTCATAGCGTCGGCTTTGCCTTGCTCATAAAAATGATTTGCAATAGAATCTGCATTCATAGCTGTAAACAATCCCTTGTGGTACCCCGCTGCATCTGACATTTGGTTATCTTTATCTAAGAACTTCTTGACAAAATTATTAATGTCACTTTGGGTTTCCTTAATAGTAGGAGCGTCTTTAACTTTAAAACGGAATTTTTTGTCTCCAACTTGATAATCAAAACCTTTGAAATCGTCGTTAAAAACACTTTCCGTTTTCTTTAAAAACGTTTGTGATTGTTTTTCAGCTAATTGAGTTGCTGCTTCGTTTTCTTTTGTATAGCGATTGAAAAAGTCTACCGCTTTCTTTTGTTCAGGAGCCAGCCTTGCGCCGCCTTTAATTTCCTGATAATATTTATCTTTTAATCCAGTAAGGTGGTTTTTAGCTTTTGCTAATTCCTCTCTTCTAGCTAGTTTTTTTCTTCGTATATCTCTTTCTTCGTCTAAGTCTTCATCATAAAGAAAGTTATCTTCCATCATAAAGTCTATGTCTTCTTCGTCTAGATGAGGTTTTGTATTAGCGTAGTATTCTCTTAACAGTTGAGATTCGTCTAAGTCGTCATAATTCTTATTAAGCTTAACATAGTCCTCAAGAGTCCCGCTTGTTTCATTCATAAAGTCAACAACCTTTTGAATGTTTTCAGGTAGTTCAACGCCGGTTTCTTTTTGTTCTTCTATAGCCTCAACTATATTGTCTTGCAAATCATCCGCTTGCTTCTGTACTTCTTCTTCTGTTATTTCCTCTATAGCGGATTCTACAGCATCAGGTACGGCAGTTTGTTCTTGCACTTCAACCACAGGTTCTTTTGCCTGTATTGGTTCCGGCACATCTTGCATTAGCTCCGGGGTATCTTGTGCAGGCTCCGCTAGCTTAGACATATCTAATTTAATTGTTCCCTCTTCGTCTACTGACATGGGATTTGTATCAACAACCTCTTCCTGAGGTGTTTCTACTTGCTCTGTATTTTCTGTTTGTTCTGACATGATAAAATATTATATAATTGTTATTACTATTATTACCTAGGATCGAACGCACCTAAGCCAAAACCTTGGCCCATTACGTCATTTCCTGCGGATTCAAAGTTTTTAGGTGGAGAATCATTCTTTCTTTGAGCAATCATCTCACTTTGCTGGGTACCTTGTATTCTAGTTCTTTGATCTTTACGATCTTCTATTTCTTTCTCTTTTGATTTAGCCCCGTCTACTTCTATACCTTTTAATTGCATATTGTATTGGAACTCTAATGCCATCAATTCTTTCTTAGCATTAACCTCGACGCTTATTCTTTTTTCTTCTATGCTTGCTTTAAGTTGCTCCAATTGCGCTTTAGTCTGGAACATAGCTTGATCTTTTTGTACTTCTGCTTGAGCCGCCACCTGTTGTGCTTGGGCGTTAGCCTGTGCTTGAGCTTGTATATTAGCTTGCTGTTCCGCTTGCAGTCTTTCCTGGCGTTTCTTTTGTTTGACTTTAAGCAATTGGTTTGCTAGCTTTATATTTTTAACTTCTCGTATGTCAATAGCATCAGATAAATCTATAGATCCTTGCTGTAAAGCAGTCTGAATATTGTTTTCAAGCATAGCGGATTCTTCTGCATCAGGCATTAGTTCTAGTGATATTCCAAAGTCGTGCATATACAAGTCTGACATTTCCTCCAGAATACCTACATTAAATTTACCTATTTTGGTTATAAACGCTTCTTTAGCTGGGTGATACTCTATTATATCTGATATTCTTAAAGATAAGCACTCGCAAAGTTCTCTTGTCAAATATAAACCTGAATCTAATATATGCCTTGTTGCAGTGTTTGAATTTGCTGCTGCTAATTTTTGCACCCCTACTAATGCTCTAGAGTCTGGCGTAGACCCGTCTCTCGCTTCATTTAATCCGGTTACATCCCTTATCATTTGCAGATAATAGTTGTAAGTTGCAATTAGTGTTTGTAGTTTTTGCCCTCCGCTTCCTGTTGGCACTTCCTGTATAGGCACTTTGCCAGGATTCATATCACCTTCCTGTGTAAATGATCTACCTATTATAGAACCTGTTTGAAAAAACATATTTAATGCTTCTTGCGGGTTGTAGTTTGTTCCGTTACCTAGGTCTACTTCATTGATACCATCTGCATCAAGGTATACCCCGTCAGGAATCATTCTTTGTAGTACTTGCTGTAATTTCAAGTGGGTTAATTGTACCATATCGGCAAACCCTGTACATTTACTTACTAATGATTCTATTTTGCCCTTATACATTCTAGGGGCGGTAATAGCGTAATTCATTTTAACCTTAGATACATCGCTTTTAGGGCGCATCATATTCTTTGCCATTTCCCACTTAAGCATTATATCCGTGCCAACAATCATAACACCTTCGTAAAGTACTTCAAGAGATCTTGACATTTTACCAAATTGCTCTTCTAGCATTTCTACCGGAGGATCAAATTGATCATCTCGCACTATTATTTTGCTTGCTCCTGTCGCGGTCTCTTTGACCTTATACACTTCGTTCATATAAGTCTTATAATTAAAATATAAAACCTGTATAACGTTTGAGTCTCTGTTATTGTTGTATTGATTGCTTACGGTCTGATCAAATACACCGTAATTTTGTGTTCCTTGTTGTTTAATTTTTTCTAACTGATCTTGAGTTAATTCGGGAAATTGTTTTTTAATTTCGTTTATTGGCACAAACTTAACTTCTCCGACATAGTATATATCCTGAAAATAAGGGTCCTCTGTATAAGAGTATACTAAATAAGCTGGATCAACGTAATCAACGGTTACTCCTTCTGATTCTGAAAAGTTATTTTTTACACACCCTATACCCAATGTTGCTAAATCTAAGTAGGTTCTTCTTTTTGTTAAGTCGTACCTATTCTCGTCAAGTAAAGTGTTAAGCGCGGTTTCTTCTGCTATTTCTATACCTTGCTTGTAAGTAAGTTGCATGTGTATGTCAAGCTCTTCTTGAGAGTCCGGTAAAGTTTCAGGTGGATTTTCAAAAAGATTAATACCAAAATTTTCTTGAGCAAAGTTATTTAATTCTTCTGTTTGCTTGTCTCTTATAACAGATTCCATATAAGCTGTCCTTTTGCTTACACCGTAAGGATCTTGGGAATAAGTAGTAATATCAAAAGATCTATCAGCAATGCCATTAACAACTATGTCAACAAACTTTGATAATATTGGAACCGGCTTCCAGTCTAAGTTTAAATAAGATAGATCACCGTTTATAGAAAGCTCGTCTTTGTATTTCTGTACAGGTTGCTCGCCTCTTGAGTATAACCTTAACGTATGAAAAGAATTTTGATTACTTCTGAAGCGAGTTACGCCTGAGTTGCTGCTAAACCATTCATTTTGAATCGCTCTACCAACTTGCAATCCGTAATCCTGAGAAACTTTCTCTTGATCACTTACCACTTGGCTAGGGAAAAAACTATTTGTTACGCTATTCGCCATATTATTTTTTTATTATTTTTGACATAGTGCCTTCATGGGAATATTTAGCAAACCGTAATTTAACAGGCTGTCTTTCTATTTTACCGTGAGGTCTATATAGGTCTTTGTTGCAAGCCATGATGGCTAGTCCTGAACTAATGGCTGCATCAAATTTTGTTCTA